GTAAATTTTGTCCTGAGCAGTACACATTTCAAAAGATATTTCCAGTGGTCAAAGGTGCTCAGTGATGTTTGATCAAGAGTTTTATCGTATTGATCTTGGAGAAATATTTCAGCAAAGCCATTGCATGTATCATGAGCATGCAACGGTTCATTTGTTGTCAAGTGTGTTGATGAACATGGGCTATGAAAAAATACCTGGCAGTGCCAGAGCATGGAGACGCGGCAATCGCAAGGTCATTGTGTGCTTGGCCGATGACTTTGGAGTCAATCGAGATAATTGGAGCCTGCCACCTGATCAGTGGTTTGATACTGACACCACAATTGTCACTGACAACCACATGCCCTTTGCTACCAATTATCAAATACTGAAGTTGCCATCAAGTTATTTTGGAGTGTTTAGTTATGTGCCAGCAGATCAAAATTGGACACCAAGTCGACGATTTAATTTTTCAGTGAACCGGCTGGACAGTCAGCGACAACTGATTCTATTGGAGTTGACGAAACAATCAGGTGGGATCAGTCAGATACAACAGTTGGATTATGTGAATTTCAATGCACGAATAGCCGGCAACGAGCACACTGCTGAACATGCTCAACACAATTTTGCACAGTGTTGGACACAGTTAAATCAATTGCACAATACTGAATATGCTGATTGGTTTGCTCAAACTCGGCCGCATATACCTGTTAAAAATCATGCATTAACAGTTGAGCAGACACAGGTTGGTGTGTACCTTAATTTGGTAATTGAAACCTACGCTGGTGATGCCACAATAGCATTTAGCGAAAAGATATTTAGAGCACTGGTAACGCCGGCACCTTGGGCAGTGTTTTCAGCAAAACACGCTGTGGGGTATTTAAAAACACTGGGATTTGATGTGCTAGATGATGTTGTAGATCACAGCTATGACAGTTTGACACAAAGCAACACCATGTACGGTCATGGAAAAATTTCTGAATTTGTCGAACTTAATATACAGAATTATTACAACATAAAAAACTTGGATCAAACTAAATTGGCTGTGAGATGTCAAACAGCAGCCACACACAATCAACAACTGTTGGCACAACTGCAACGTCAGTGGCCCGTGGATTTTGCTCAATGGTTGCCCAACACGATAGCAAAACTTCAATAAATACAGGGACTTGGAGTCCCACATGCCAGAACAGCAACAGCAATCACTGCCCACACTGAAACAAAACTTGATAGAATATGTCAAGCTTCAGTTGGGCGGAGATATCATTGATCTAGAGCTAGACCCTTCGCACTACGAAGCGGCTTATCAAAAAACCATTGGCACTTACCGCCAACGAGCCAACAACGCCTACGAAGAAAGTTACAGTTTCATGCAGTTGGTAGCAGATGTCAACATCTACGAACTGCCCCAGGAAGTTGTTAGTGTACGCCAAATCTTTCGACGAACGTTTGGCGACAGTTCAGGACCGTTTGCGTCAAACTTTGATCCGTTTGCACAAGCGTCAATCAACGTTTACTTGATGAACTTCAACGTGGCAGGTGGGCTTGCCACCTACGATTTCTACAGTCAGTATATTGAGTTAGCAGGACGCATGTTCGGTGCGTACATGAACTATACTTGGAATCCAGTTACCAAAAAATTGCAACTGATTCGTGATCCCAAAGGATCAGGTGAAACTGTGTTGTTGTGGACCTACAACTTGAAACCCGAATTCAACTTGTTGAGCGATCACCAAATACAGCAGTGGATTAAAGACTACATGGTGGCCAACTGCAAAATGATCATTGGCGAAGCACGTGAGAAATTCGGCACCATCGCTGGCCCACAAGGCGGCGGCAGTTTGAACGGTGCAGCCATGAAGTCAGAAGCCAAAGTGGAAATGGACTTGTTGATCAATCAATTGGTAATGTATGTGGATGGGTCACAGCCTCTTACATTTGTTATTGGCTAAACTGCTCGCACAAATATCTAAATTCCTGCTATAATGTGGCATGGACTTAATGATCGACATTGAAGGTTTGGCCACAGGCCCTGAAGCAACAATATTAACCATTGCGGCTCAGGCATTTGACCCTCTTGGCACCGGCTACTACCAGCACAAGTACTATGCTCGAGTGGATCTTGAGAGTCAAGAAAATCGCACCATTGAACAAGGCACTATCAACTGGTGGGCCACCCAAGGCGCCGCACAGGACGAAGCCTTTGCAGAAGATGATCGTATCCCGCTAGATCAGGCACTGGATGAACTTCATCGATTGTGCTGGAAATGCAATCGCATCTGGATGAATGGGCCCACATATGATGCCAACATACTTGAGCACGCCTACAAGAGTTATGGCAAGCCCTTGCCTTGGCAATATTATAAGATCCGTGATGCACGAACGGTATATAGTTTGTACCCAGGGTTGCCCAAGCCGCCTACCAGCCATCATGCGCTGGAAGACTGCCGCAGACAAATTGACATGTTGCAAGCAACCTTGACTCATTTAAACATCAAGGAACTGGCATGATCATTGGAATTTGTGGATTTATTGGCTCAGGCAAAGATACCATTGCAGACTATCTTGTGAATCTACATCATTTCCGTAGAGAAAGTTTTGCCAACACACTCAAAGACGCTGTGGCACAAGTGTTTGGTTGGGACAGGACCATGCTAGAAGGGCGTACACGTGAAGCCCGCGAATGGCGTGAACAAGTGGACCCATGGTGGGCAGAACGTTTAAAAATCCCACATCTAACACCACGCTGGATCCTACAACAGTGGGGCACAGAAGTATGCCGCAAGAACTTTCATGATGACATCTGGATTGCCAGTTTGGAAAACAAACTGCGCAACTCAAAAGATGACGTTGTGATCAGTGACTGCAGATTTCCCAACGAAATTAAGGCCATCAAACAATCAGGTGGCCTGGTGGTGCGTGTGGTGCGTGGTGCTGAACCTGAGTGGTACAATGCGGCTGTGAGTCGCAACCGTGGCCCTGACGGCAATTCAACCTGGTCACTAAGTGGGCGTAAGTTAGAACAACTGGGGGTGCATGACTCAGAAACTGCCTGGGTAGGCACTCAATTTGATGTGGTGCTGGACAACAACGGCACACTAGATGATTTGTATCAGCAGGTCAAGCGTCTGGTTCAAGATCACCCGCCCGCCAAGTGACTTCTGTTTTGGCAATTTCCTCCACACAGTTACGGCAAACTGTGCGTAGGTTTCTCACAGTGGCATTGTTGAGATCACCATCAATGTGATACACCAACAACTGACTGGCAAATCTCGCTCGAAACCCGCATCTATCACATGCGGGTTTTTTCTTGTAGCCTGAGGATTTCCAACGTGGTTCTCTAGGCTTGATTCCTTTGCCTTTACGTTGGCAAGTCTCACAACGACTACGGTAATGTGTTGTATCTTCTTTAATGTAATTCACAGCACATGGCCGTTGATTGCAGGCTCGACATATGGGTCTCATGCAGTATTTAGTTGGTGGACCTTGGCCAAAGGGCACTGTAAACTGGGTTTTTTTGGGTATGCCTATAAATATCAATAACTTGAAAAGGAACCAACCATGGCACTAGTATCACCAGGCGTAGAAGTAACAGTAATTGACGAGAGTCAATATATCCCTTCCGCTGTAAACACAGTCCCTTATTTTCTAGTAGCAACAGCACAAAACAAGGCTGACGCTGCTGGAGTCGGAGTTGCAGCCGGTACAACCGCTGCCAACGCAAACAAAACTTATCTCATTACCAGTCAGCGTGATTTGGCAGCAACATTTGGCGTGCCATTCTTCTACAACACCACAACTGGCACACCCATCAATGGTTACGAACTCAACGAATACGGTTTGTTGGCAGCGTACTCAGCACTGGGTGTTACAAACCGTGCGTATGTTCAGCGTGTGGACATTGATTTGACTGAACTAACAGCAAGTTTGACTCGTCCCACAGGCAACCCCAACGACGGCACATACTGGTTAGATACCAGCACCAGCCTTTGGGGCATTTTTGAATGGGATCAAACATCCGCAACATTTACCAATCAAGTGCCTATCGTGATCACAGACACAGCAGATGTAGTTGATTATGCTGGTGGCGATTACACTCCCATCAGCACAATTGGCAGCATCGGCGATTATGCTGTGAGCGCAGTGAGTTTGAACAATCAAAACTGGTACAAAAACTCAAATAATACCTGGGTATTATTGGGCACAGATGCATGGAAAACATCATGGCCCACCTTGCAAGGCACAAACTCAGTGGCTGGCAGCGGATTAACTGTTGGTTCCAACATGTATATCAATGGTAACTTGGCCACAGTTGGCGCACCCGCCACAGTGGCAGGATTTGCCGCAGTGATCAACTCATTGAATATTCCAGGCGTCACTGCCACAGCAGTCAGCAACAAATTAACGTTGTTTGCAACCAGCGCCGCGACCAATGATGGATCCACAGACAACGGTGGTGTTATCAGTATTCAAACTGGTACCATTGGTGGTGCAGCACTGCTGACCACACTGGGCATTGCAGCTATCGAATACCGTGCCCCAAGTTATTTCCCAGGCTATAGTTATCAAGCACCACGTTGGAGAACCACAGACACAGCACCTGCTCCAACAGGTTCTATCTGGCAAAACATCAGCACTGCCAGCAATGGCATGAGTTTAAAACTAAAACAATACAGTACCGCATTGGATACCTTTGTTGCACAAACCAGTCCTGTTTACGTATACGATGGCACAGCAAATTATGGGCTTGATCCCACAGGTGGTGGCAAGAACATTCCAGTGGGCACAACTTATGTACAGTTCGAATCAGAGCTGTACAACACTAACCCCAATAGCAATGCTACATTCTTGTTGTTGGAGAGAATCGCATTGGGTGCAACAGTTGTCACTGGCGATACCACTCCAGGCAACAATGGAGATAGTTTGTTTGTTACCAACAATCAATTCCAAGTTTTTGCTACTTCTGCAGGATCGGATGTTGCAGCTGGACCTTACAGTATAACATTGACTGGAACAAGTGTTTCATCATTCATTACCGATGTTAGTGCTGCCAACATTCCTTATGTCAGCGCCAGCGTCAACAGTGCCGGAAACATTGTGTTCACACACAGCCAAGGTGGCGCAATTTATGTGGATAACGTAACAGGAACACCTATTACCACCGCAGGCTTTACCACCGCTACACCAAAAGTTCGGCAGGATCAAGGCGCAGGATTTTTGGTATTAAGCAATTGGGTCACTGCTGATTTATTCACTTACACTGCAAGTGATACTGCGCCTGATCAAAATCCAGCAGACGGACGTTTGTGGTACTACAGTTCAGTCAGTGATGTGGACATCATGATTCAGGACAATGGTACATGGCAAGGTTATCAAAATGTCACCAATGACACACGTGGCTTTGACCTTACATTGACCAATGCGTCAGGTCCCATTGTTGCTGCCTCTGAACCACTGACACAAAACGATGCAGCAGAAAGTCCACTGCAATATGGTGACCTATGGATTGACACCAGTGACCTTGAAGCATATCCTGCACTGTATCGTTGGGAACAAGTCAGCGGCACTGACCAATGGGTTGCAGTAGACACCACAGACCAGACCACATCAAATGGTATCTTGTTTGCAGACGCACGTTGGGCACCCAATGGCACCACAGATCCTGTGGCAGATCCATTCCCCACAATTGAAAGTTTATTGATCAGTGATTACTTGGACTTGGATGCACCTGATCCTGCACTGTACCCCCAAGGTATGTTGTTGTTCAACACACGCCGTTCAGGTTACAATGTCAAGAGTTATCAAAGCAATTATTTCAACTCAACCACATTCCCTGATGATATATTGCCCACAGTGACCAACACCTGGCTCACAGCGTCAGGCAACAAAGACGATGGAGCGATGTACGCTGGTCGATTGGCACAACGCAAACTGATTGTGGCAGCAATGAAATCAGGCATGGACACCAGCCTGGCCGCACGTGAAGAACAAAATCAGTTCAACTTGATTGCTGCCCCTGGCTACCCTGAGTTATTGGTCAACTTGGTTGCACTCAGCAACGAACGTGCCAACACATTGTTTGTTGTGGGCGATACCCCACTGCGCTTGCCAAACACTGGTACTGCATTGGTTGAACATGCTACCAACAACAACGGTCTTGGTGTAGCAACAGATGATGGATTGACCATTGGCAGTGCTTATGCTGCTGTGTTCTATCCTTCATGCCAGACCACAGACTTGAGCGGTAATACTGTTGTTGCACCGCCCACACACATGATGGTTCGCACAATCCTGCGCAGTGATGCTGTGAGTTACCCATGGTTGGCACCTGCTGGCACACGCCGTGGCGTGGTTGACAACGCTGAGGCCATTGGTTACATCAATGCACAAACTGGCGAGTTTGTGCAGTTGGCAGTGGGACAAAGTGTACGTGACATATTGTATGAAAACAACATCAACCCAATTACCTTTATTCCAGGTATTGGTATCACAAACTTTGGCAACAAAACACGTCAAGGGTTGACCACAGCCCTGGATCGTATCAACGTTGCCAGACTGGTGGCATTCTTGCGTGGTCGTCTAGAAGAAATTGGCAAACTGTATTTGTTTGAACCCAATGATCAGATCACACGCAACGAGATTACCAATACTATAAACAGTTTGATGATTGACTTGGTGGCCAAACGTGCTCTTTATGACTATTTGGTTGTGTGCGACTTGAGCAACAATACTCCTGCACGTATTGATCGTAATGAGTTGTGGGTGGACATTGCTATTGAACCAGTCAAAGCAGTTGAATTTATCTACATTCCATTGCGTATCAAGAACACTGGAGAGATTTCAGGACTTAATGCTTAATGAAAAATGACCGGCTTCGGCCGGTCATTGAATTAGGTAAATAAACACAACAGGAGATATAACAAATGTCAGTAACATCATTATCGCGAATGACAGTACCGTTGGCCAGCGATCAAAGTGCGTCAGACCAAGGTCTGTTGATGCCCAAACTCAAATATCGCTTTAGAGTGATATTTGAAAACTTTGGTTCTAGCAGTACCCCAGTAACAGAATTGACCAAACAAGTAGTAAGTTTTGCTCGTCCAAATTTGACATTTGAAGAGATTGCAATACCAATTTACAACTCAACATTGAAACTGGCCGGCAAACACTCATGGGCACCCACTTCGTGTGAAATTCGCGACGATGCATCGGGTGCAATTAGTAACTTAGTTGGTACACAGTTGCAAAAGCAAATGGACTTCTTAGAAATGAGTAGTGCTGCGTCAGGTATTGATTACAAATTTACAACTAGAGTTGAGATACTTGATGGTGGCAATGGTGCTAACAAGCCAGTTGTGTTGGAAACATGGGAATTGTATGGTTGTTATCTTGCTAGTGCTGACTATGGCGCATTGAACTACAGTGAAAATGCTCCAGTTACAATTACATTGGGTATTGTATATGACAATGCTAATCAAACACCTGGCGGTACTGGTGTTGGAACCTTCATTGGTCGAACTTTAGGTGATGTGGTAACCGGCGCAGGCGTCTAAACATGGCGTTTTTTGGGCAAGACTTTCTTAAAGGTATAGACCCAAACTTTGGTGATAATTTAAAGAATGGGTTCTTGGGCAACAACGTCTTGCGTGACTACCAACACGCAAGCCGTACATTTACCACCAACGCTTACGAACTCAAACCGCGATACAAGTTTCTCTTTCATGTGAGTTTTACACTCAACGTGCAAGAGATTCCTTTTTTGCGTGGCGCATTTGGCAATGACGATATAACCAATCTCAGTCTGGCTGTCAAAACCATTGACTTGCCAAAGTACAATATCGAAACAGAAACTCTAAATCAGTACAATCGAAAGCGTATCATACAGAAAAAAATCAACTATGATCCGATCAATGTAACACTGCATGACACCAGCGGCGACTTGGTTCGAAAAATGTGGTATTACTACATGAATTATTACTACAAAGATTCATCACAACGTTATTTAGATCCCAACAACACCAACGGCAGCAACGGTGCTGATGCACAACGTCAAGCAGGCTTTGGCTACAATGCCAGAGACATCTATGCCAAAGAACGTGTGGGCAATGTCAACGACTGGGGTTTCATCGGCGAAGCGTTCAACGACGGATCTACAAATGGTGTGGCTGGTGGCAAGCCCGCATTCTTTAGAGACATCAGAATCTATGGCATGGACCAACGCAAATTTGCTGAGT